GAGACGCTACCACCACCTAAGAATGGTTCGCGATACTCCTTATAATCACGAAGGTCAGGAAAAAATGGGTCCATCTTAATGCAAGCACGGGACTTACCACCAGGATATCTAAGTGGTGTTTTCAAAGATTTCATAAAAAATTAGGTCCTCTATCAGGAGTAGTATGAAGAAGAACTCCATCAACCTTTTGAAGTAGTTCTTGCATACTACCATAAAGCAAACGATATCCACTTCCAACATAAAGTTGCCCTGATATTACTGAGATAGTTGCAATACCCCAAAAAATATAATACCACTTAGATTTTACTTGTGCTCTAAGTTTCATTTCAGAGAATTCTTCATGAATATCTCGATGATGAAATCTCAAAGACTTATCAATAATCTTATCAATTTTCTTTTTCATTAGAACTTTTTATCGGGGTATAATTTTTTGATGCGTTCTTTTCTTTCTTTCTCTTGATCTTTTTTGGGATCGAACCAATTCACCGGCCACTTATTAAGATTCAATGATTCTTTAAATAACTTTATTTTAGGTATAAAAAATTTCATTTGAACTCGCATTCAACCATAATTTCAGTGAGACAAGCAAGCATATTTATTTCCTGATCTGCCACAAATGCCATCTGATACTGATACTTAGCAAGAGTAAGCACAGCAGCAGGAATACTATTCGGAACCATGGAATCATAACAAGCATCGTAAATACAACGCAGTAGAACAGAAGTATCATTGTCAAGGTTATTGACAACCCATTTACGTACTTCGGGAAAATCTTTGTCCTTAAGTTTCTTAACCAAGTCATTTACTTTTACATCACTAAAGGTTGCAAGAATGCCAGAGTCAATCTTACCACCAGCAGAGTAACGTTGGCATTCGTTCAAAACACGACGCCAATCTGGGAAGTGTTTGTTGATCAGTTCTACCAGGACCTTGTTATCATATTCAACACGTTCTGCAGCCAGGATTTGTTGGATACGTTTGAAGAAGGCGGCGGCGATGGCAGGTTTTTGCTTTCCCCCAATTCCGAATTCAACCACTGTTGTACGGGAATGAAGTGGTTCAAGGATTTTGTTTTTGAAGTTGCAGGTGAAGATGAATCTGCAGTTGCCATGAAACTCCTCAATAAACGCCCTAAGGAGGAGTTGTACGTCGTTTGTTGTGTTATCAGCTTCGTCGATGATGATGACTTTGTGTCTAGCAGTTGACGAAAGTGATACGGTCGAAGCGAAATTTTTTGCAGTATTTCTGACCGTATCAAGGAAGCGTCCCTCATCGGATCCGTTGATGACATAGTAATCTACCCCCAGTTCGTTGCAAAGTGCTTTGGCTACAGTTGTTTTACCACATCCTGCAGGACCAGCAAGCAGCATGTTGGGTATCTCACCTTTATGTAGGAAGTCTTGAAAGGTTTTTTTGGTATTATCAGGAAGTATGCACTCTTCAATAGTTTTAGGTCGATACTTTTCAACCCAGAGAAATTCGTCACGCATTTTCTTTTTTCACCAAAGTAAATGAACCATCATCATTAGAAATCCATTGTAACACATCATCTTCTTTCCATCCAGTAACTTCTAGAAGTTCATCAGGAAAAGTTAGGATTCCATTTTCGTCCACTGTTAAAGTAGTTTTCATTCTAAAGGTCTCTCAAAAGTTTCAGATACAATATCAGTTGCCTTCAATTGTTCTTTCATATATTCTACTGCCTTTTCTGGTTCTGCAGTATCGCCACAAGTAAAAACATCACATACCGCCATGCCCTTCTCTGGCCATGTATGAATTGAGATATGAGACTCAGCAAGCATAACGAAACCAGTTACACCCTGAGGATCAAACTTATGTGTTTCTAAATTAAGCAAAGTAGATTTGGATTCTTTTGTTGATCTATACAAAAGCATCCGAATGAACTCTTCATCATCAAGGAGTTCAAACGGACAACCCTTAAGAGTAAAAAGGATGTGTTTCATTATTGTTGTTTTTTCAACCATTCACGAAATTGTTTTTTCCCCTCCTCAACCTTCCACCATGGAGCATAGAGGGGACCTTGATAATCCTTCTTACCCGAAGGTGGAGTCGGGTTCAAGTGCGATGTAGTAAGTGAGGTCATGGTTCTTAGAGGTGAATCGAGAAAGAAGTTTCTGAGACACCACCACCTCATAAGTTCCAGGAAGAACTTTGATATTTTCTACCTTGAAGTTGAAGGAAAACTCTTTATCAGTCTCACCAACAACAACAGCATAATCATTAGAAGTGTCGTTCTTCTTGTCACGAACGACAAGTTTAACTACACCTGCCTCACCGATGGCAGAGAGATCGGGAAGTTGATAAACCGCAGATGCTTTCAGCAGTTTATCAAGTTGGTCTGTGCTCAGTTCAAATTGCACATCTTCACTAGGAAGTTGGATTGCTTTCTCAGGAGGAGTAACAATCACGTTAGGATCTGCAAAGAAATATTTAGAGCGAGATCGACCCTCACGAATAACAACATATCCGTCATTTTGAAAATCAAGTTCAGGGCTCTGGTGCAGACTCAAACCATTAAGGAATTGATTCAGGTCATAGATACCAAAATCCTTCATGAACTCCTCGCTGACAGTTGCTTCTGCAAGTATGTTCTTCATCACGCTGATGGTACGAAGTTTGTTACCCTCTTTGAATAGGATGGACTGATTGATAGAAGAGAAGTTCTTCAGGACAGAAATAGTTTTATCAGAAAGTTTCATAGGGTTGCGAATTTTCATTACAAAGACCAGCAAAGTGGTACAAGAGAATACAGTAGTGGATTGCTTTCAGAATGTCCTGTTTAGACTTTCCATCTTTCTTACCAAAGCGAGAAAGATACTTGAGTGCGTTAGATCGACAGAATGGTTCTGCATCACCAACAGATTCAATCAGATCAAGTGTCTGAGTTTTAGATTCGGGAGATGCATAGTGAGACCGATAGGTGCCGCCAAGATAGTCACGAATCTCTTTAAGAATTACATCTTCATTATACTTCCAACGTCCATTAGCATTGTCAGTGGTAGGAAGATCAGGAATCTTCAGGTCAAAAGAGAAAGAATCTTTTCCAGATGCACCATATACAGAAGAGGGGTAATCAGATTCAAAAGAAATATGGTCTTCACCCATTCCACCCAACATCATTGGAACTGGTTGTGCTGCACCATAACTGGTTGAACTAAGGTAAATTGTATCAGAAGAGGCAGCACTAGGGTTACCAGATAAACTAAATCCATCTTCATTCCAGTAATCTTGATTAGACGTGTTCATTTCATCAAATAGAAAGGACCAGGAGTTAGCCATAATTATATCAAATTGTAGGGGTTTCGTCAACGGGCATCACAAAGTCAGCATCGACTTTATCATACAGTTCCAGGAATGCCTGCTTAGTTTCATCATCAAAACGATTGACACAGACTTGAATTGCCTTTGCCTTGTCGTTGAAGATACTGTATGCCTTCACGATATGAACCAGACGACGGGTGCTGATGATTTCTTCAATACCACCATCATAGAAGGTCTTGCGGATGATGTCAGCCCAGTCAGCAAGACGCTTGCAGAACTCTTCATCCTTACAAATCTTACCAAGGATCTTCTGTTCCGTAGCAGCAGTAGGATACTCCTGCTCAAAGGTCACAGGGAACCGTTCAAGAAATGCTTCATTTAGCACGTTAGTTCCAATGAATCGTCCGTCGTCGGAACCTTTGCCTTTGGTATTTGCGGTTGCGAATACTTGGAAACCCTCTGCAGGAGAAACCCACTTACCAATCTTCTTGAGGAAAACTCCCTTACCCTCAAGGATGGACTGAAGGCAAAGGATTTTGTTTGAGGCAAGGTCGATTTCATCAAGGAGCAGCACAGCACCCCGTTGCAGAGCCTCAATGACGGGTCCGTTATGCCAAACAGTTTCTCCACCCACAAGACGGAAACCACCAATAAGATCGTCTTCGTCGGTCTCTACCGTGATGTTGACTCGGATGAGTTCTCGTCCGAGTTGAGCACATGCTTGTTCGACAGAAAACGTTTTGCCATTGCCCGAGAGACCCGTGATAAACGTAGGGTAGAAGAGACTGGACTTAACAATTTTTTTAATATCTGTGAAATTACCAAACTGGACGAAGGAATCATCTTTCGCAGGGATAAGGTTTTGTTCGATTGCTGGCAAAGCAGCAGGAGCATTATAAGTTGTTTCCAGTTCTTCTACAGTCTCTTTCGTTACTTCCAGATTCCACTTACCACGACCAACTTTGAAGTCAGTCAGTTTGTTAGTGATGGTCTGATAGTTGAAGTCATTCATATTGCAGAATGCTTTGATCTCTGCAGAAGTGACTGACTCACCATAGGATTCACGAAGACAATTAACGATGCTTTCTTTGGAGAGACCCATTAGTTGTTTTGTTTAACTGAAGTTATTATATACGAAAAAGGGAGGTCGGAAACCTCCCCGTGGTCACTTCTCGTATCGTCCATACTTGAACTTCATTACCTGCAGCATCCACGCTTGAGCAAGACTCTTTGGACCCTCCTTAAGAACTTTTCTTACTTTAGGATCACTCTCACACTGAAGGGCGATTTCTTTCCAATTCATCATGCCACCAGAGAAATAAATTCACCTAGAACTTTTTTATTTAGTTTCTTAGTCTTAAGAGACTTGATAAAAGCAGACTTGATCTTTGCTTTAGTTGCACCCTCATCAACTTCAAAGTCTGCATCCTGTGATAGGGAAGCAGCAGACATAGCAAAGTATGCATGATATCCAGAAGTCTTGATGGTGAAACTACGTTGCTTCTTCCACTCACGATAAAGTTTCCAGTAATCATCAGTGTTCTGATCGTGATACAACTTGAGAAATCCGTTTGCATCACGACTATCAAGAACACGGATACCTACAAAGTTGACAGAAGGGAAGTTGTCACGAAGATTCTCAAGCATCATGTCAGTGAAACCGTGCCAACCATAAGGGACCTGATAGGTGTTACCAGTCTTACGATCACGGAGAAAAGTAGAGCCGCCAGTCAACTGCCGAGTTCCCATATAAGGTTCATTCTCCCAGTGACGTTTTACCTCAACATGACGAGAAAGATGACTAGCTTCACCATCAGTCAGGACAATGCACTGAACTTTTTGCAGTTTGTTCTCCTTTTGAAACTGAGGAAGAATCTGATGAAGAGTAACAAATGCTTCATTCAAAGGAGTGCCAGACAAACCGATACGAGTAGGAACAGAGTAGCAAGATCCGTAGAAGTTACCAAAAGCTTTTGCACACCTCCAGATGTTGATCATCTGATGTTCAAGTTGCTTACCATTTGTCTTGCTGGTCAGAAGATTCATCATAGAAAACTGTTCGTGAACAGCAAGGAGATTCTCTTTCTTCTCATAAGAAGAAGTCCAATCTGCTGGTTTCACAATCTCGTTTGTTTCATGATTAATCTCAGGTCTCTTCCACTCATTCGTGAAAGCATACACCTCAAAAGGAATAGAGACTTTCTTACAGAACCAGATCAAATTGTAGAGTTGCTTGATTGTGTCAAGCATCACACGGCTCATAGAACCACTCCAGTCAAGGACAAAGATTAGTCCATGATTCTTACCATCAGGAATTACAGAGACTTTCTTGAATAGATCTTCGTTGTACTTGTAAGTGTGTAGTTTAGAAGTATCAAGAATACCACTGTGCATTACGTTTGAACTTGATAAACTCTTCATCAGTTTTGTCAAAAAGACTTTCATGAACACTAGTCTTTTGATAATTGAACCATTCATCAATCTCTTTGTGAATATCATCGTTCTTAGCAATAATATACTTCAAATTAACCTTAGGAATCTCCACATATACATTTTCCCACGTATCCTCATTCACAAGATCCTGCAGATTTGATTCCAAAGCATCAGCAGTCTGAACTTCTGGTTCATCAGTCAGAGGGGCAGTAGCAGATTGATCTGCTTCTGGCATGGGAGTTTGTTCCTGAGAGTCACCAGAACCCTCTCCAGAGGTGTCCTGTTGCTCCTGCAATTCACTAGCAGGTTGATCAGACTCACCACCCATATTAGGTGGTATTTCAGTATCATCAACCTTTTCCTCTTTCTCTTTCTTACAGAACAAGTAGAGCTCTTCTGCAACCTTCAGCACATCGTCGAAGGTCTCTACATCTGCAATCTTCTGAATCAATACTTTCTCTTCAGAGTCAAAAGTGATGTCTACAAAATTACCGACCTTAAAGTATAGATTTGCACGGTCAGCAAGGTTAAAAGTAGAAACAGACTCATCAGAAATAGAAAAGAAGTCCTCGTCATTTAGTTCTTGGTAACCTTTGAAAAACGTCTTTGCAAGTCCCATGTACTTGCGTTTCATAAGTTTCTCAATACGGGCATCTTCCACAACGTTTACGAACTGAGGGGGAACAGCAACCTTCTCTAACCAGTTCTCATCAGGGGTGAAGAGAGCGTGTCCAACCTCATGACCAACCAGCAAGTCGTAGACGATATTGCTTGCTTTCTCCCACATAGGAAGGGTCAAAACACGGGTGTGGACGTTGAAGCAAGCAGTCTGCACTTGCTTGTGCTCCACGATCAAGTCCTCAGTGGCAAGCAGTTTAGCAAGTTGAGATTTGATTTCGTGTTTGACTGCCATGGTGGTTTCTCTTGTATGCACCTATAATACTAAACCCCCACCTTTCGGTGAGGGCCCTTAGTGACAGTTCCTATAGTGTCTACGGTGTGCTATGAAAGAATACTCCTACAGATTCGTTTACAAGTCGCCTGATCGTCATCGCACTCAATAAGGCAATCGTAATAATCGTTTAGCTGATCAGATTCATTCATCGTTCGATCTAACGTATGAGTCAAACGTTCAACACTTTGTTTCCAACCCGCTAATTGATTATATGAAAGTATGTTGTGCATGATGTCTCCTATTATACAGTCGGGACAATAACAAAGAAAAACTTTGGTTACATAAGTGTCTCCTTATTCATTCTACACTATCTAGTCAGGAAACCATAACATTTCTAGTTTTTAATGAAGTTCGGTAATATTTTATAATATTTAAAAATTCCTATACAGAACTTCATAGTCTTTTTTATAACAACTGCGTACATTTACCTCCAGTGCCGGACTATTCTTTAGCTTATTGCCCTCATCTCCAGACTTAGGGTAATCAATATTATCCTGAAACTTCAGGTTAACTCCAATAATCTTACTCAACCAAGATACAAACTCATCACCTATCTTATCTTCAAACTTCCAAATGTGAGTCTTGTCAGTCAGAAAATCAATCTGAGGTCTGTACCAATTCCATGCTCCCTCAAAGGGAAGATTCTGAATCATTGATGCGAACATCATGGGATCTTCCATAACTGACTGAATATCATCACCATACGTTCTCTTCAGATAAACCGAACCAGAAATGAATCTAGTGATGGGACTTCTAACAATGGAAAAATGTGGGATGTTCTCTACATCCAAATACTCTTGATAGTGCTGACGATGATAATGTGCAATCTCTACACCATTAACTACAGACATGACACCAAGACCAGTATCCATGTGATTCTCTCCCCACTCAAATCTATTTGCCAAGAGATTTGCCTCTACAAATCTTCCTGCCGTTCTAGGTATATGAGCAAAGAATACTTTCTTACCAGTGTCTTTATGAATGAATGTAGGCATCAGGAAACCATTCTACTGAATCCTTTTACCTTCTCAAATTTAATCACTTGGTCAAACTTATCGTGCAGTGATTCCTTATGAGAGATGACAAAGATATTTGCATCCTTGATAATGAATCGAATAATCTTCAGGAAGTCTTCTGTACCAAGACCATCCAGAGAACTATCAAACACCTCATCCATAATGAGTAGATTCGTATTGACAGAGTTCTTCATCCTTGCTACCTCTCTCCAGGTAAACAAGAGTGCCAGGTCAATTCTCATTTTCTCTCCCTCGCTGAAAGAAGAATAAGAAAAGTTTTCGTGGATTGGGGACTGGACGGTTTCGTTAAATTCCTCATCAAGGGAGAAGTTAATGTAAAAGTCCATAAGTTGTAGATACTTATTGACTTGCTGATTTATCAGCGGTAGATACTTCTTAATGATTTTGGTCTTGACTCCACCGTCTTTAAGTAGACTATACGAAAAATCGTAATAGTTAATTGTGTCCTTACGTTGAGCGAGTTCGTCGTATGTAGTTTGTAAGTTGTCCTTGAAGGTTGCTAGCTTCTCATCTTCAGTACTTCTGTTTGCAAGTTGGTCGGTAACTCTTTGAATTTCCGATTCCAGATCTCTGACTTGTCGTTGACATCCAGCGATCTTAATATTGTTTTGAGAAATGCCATGCGTTAGTGTTGTAATCTCCTTCGATAGGATAGTGAATTGACGCTCTCGCTCTTCTTCCTTTTTAATTGCCTCCTCCAGTTCTTTATAACCAGATTGCAACTCTTTAGCTTTAGTTTGAGCATCGTTAATTCTATTTATTCTAAAAGTCTCCTCAATCTCCTGATCACAGGTAGGACAAACCGTATTCTGTGTAAAAAATTTATGTTCCTTAGTGATGCTTGATACTTTCTGAGAAATTTTACCTTTCAGATTGCCAAGGGTGCGAAGTTTTTCTGTAGATCCTACTACATCTTCAATCTCTTTATTCAACTTAAATACATCTTCTTCAATGATAGAATTATTATTCATCAAATTATTCTCTTCAATAAGGAGTTCTGAAATTCTTACTTCCTTACTTTTAATATTTTCCTTACTACGATTCTCCAACTCTTCAATAAAATTTTCCTGCATCTGAACTTTTTCGGTCAGAGATTCTTTCTTAAGATCAAGAACCTTAACTTCATCTTTAAGATTGCGAATCTTATCTTTGATTAAATTATTCATTGAAGAGAAGATACGAATATCAAGAAGGTCTTCAATCACATCTCTACGATTTGCAGCAGTCAACTGCATAAAAGGCACAAACGTACTGCTACCCAAGATAACAATCTGAGTGAAAGATTTATAGTTCATCTTCAGAACATTCTGCTCTAACCACTTCTGTTGGTCTAGTGCAGCTGCAGATTGATCAAGAGGGGTATTATCCCGATAGATTTCAAATAAATTTGGTTTGATACCACGAATAACTTTCCAGTTTACATTACCAATAGAAAACTCAACTTCTACTTTACAGTCCTTTTCATTGACGGAGTTGACAAGTTGAGGTTTATTAATTTTACGAAAAGGTTTTCCAAACAAAGAAAAACAGAGAGCATCCAATATTGTACTCTTACCTGCACCGTTAGTGCCGATAACAACATTGGTGGTCTTCTCTGTAAAACAAATTTCAGTAAATTGATTACCAGTGCTTAAAAAGTTCTTCCAACGAACCTTTTCAAATAAAATCATGTGTCTCTTTAGGAGGAATTACAAGGTCGTTCTTGCTAATGATAGCATACTTATAGTCTTGCATCTCGCAAGTTTTAATCATTATCTTATCTTCAATCTCAATGACATGCATGGTTGGACTTCCTTCATCCTCCAACATCATAGCATATCTCATGGCATCGTCTTCACCCTCAAATAGATAAAGTATCTGTTCTCCTTCGTCATCTACTACTGAATATGCCCCTTCAGTTTCTTTTCCATATATCGTTAGAATAAACATTATACAAGTTCACATGCTTCCTGATAAGTTTGTTTCATAATATTTTGAATCACATT